TTTATCTGCATTATCGTATTTTTCCAAATTCTGATATATAAAATCGGTTGTATGCAAGGCGAGCAGTCAGCGTACAAGCGATATTTGGCAACTTGTAATTACTGTCGAAATAAAAAATGAACTTGTCGGAAAAATTGACAAGTTCAACAGTTGTAAAAAATGCAACAGTTCGGAAAAGTCGAACAGTTAAGGAAAAGGGAGAGTGATTGATAATTGTTCATTACCATACGTTATAAGTTTCATAGCATTGGTAATCTTTATAATTGAGATTTACTTACTCATAAGGATGTGGAAATGAGATTGAATGATGCGTTTGTCGAAGTATCGCATAAAGAGGGGTACGGTTATTATTTTTACTCAAACAAAACGTTTAAAGGATGGGCGATAAGATTTGATCGTACCCAGTACGACGTTGAAAAGGTATATCTGAAAGATGGTCAGATAGTTGATGATTTTGAAGAGAGTAACGACAAATATCGTTTATTGATGGCGATGATTCAATCAGATGGTTGGGAGTTTAACAGTTATGAATCTACTGAACATTCTGAACAATCCGGTAACTAGAGTATTCAGTTTTCTTTTGTTTATCTGGTTTTGTATTACGATTGCCTATTACAAAGGTTATTCAGCATGTGAGAGGGATGTAGCGTTAAAGCTTCAGAATGTAACCATTGAACACAATCAAAAAATTATAGAGACAGAACGAAACTTACAGAACAAACAGAATCAGATTGTAGCAGATTATCTGCAGCAGATTTCACTCCTGGAGGCACAGCACAATGAAGACAAAATTAACCTTGATAATCTGCGTGATGCTTTCGATGTCAAACTTAACGGCATGTGCAACACAAACAATTCCGGTAGTTCAACCGTGTCCACAAAGACCGGAACTCAATCCCGTCTTAAATGTTATACCAGAGCCGAACTTCAGCGAAAGATTGAGCGAAGTATGGCTATCGTCAGAGAGTGCGACCAGGTAGCACTCAGATATAGAAGTCTTCTTGAATGGTGTACAACCTATGACAGCGTGCAATAAACCAAAGCGGCCCTGTTGCTTTAAGGGATGTAAGAATTACCAGGAAATCGGTTCTTACTGCAGAGAGCATTACGAACAGCGTAGACGTGCCGCTGCAGCCAGAAGGTTTCAATGGCTGAAAGAGCATAGCACTCAAAGAAATTCAAATGATAAAGGTTATAATTCAGCGTGGTCAAGAGCAAGCAAAGCTTATCTGAAAGAACATCCGTTATGCGCAGAGTGCATGAAGCATGGAGTATTAACCCCAGCAACGGAAGTAGACCACATCATACCACATAGAGGAAACAAAGAACTTTTTTGGGACAGCTCGAATTGGCAGTCGCTCTGTCATTCATGCCACAGCAAGAAAACATTCAACGAAGACAATCAATCGCTGAGAAATATATTCAGGAAGCGCTAGAGGTCACACAGACCGCCCCGCTATACCCTAGGGGGAGTCAAGGGGGTGGAATCACGTTTTTCAAATCGTATATCCCTGTACGCGTTTGTGCGCACATGCATTTCAATAAGTTTAGGTTAAATAATGAACATAAAAAGCACGGCAGTTAAAGCGCTGCAAGGCACTTTGCAGCCATGCAGAACCAACAAACTAGAGCCAAAACCACACGCTGACATTGCTGAGATGAAACCTCCGTCAAATCTGACCAAAGGTGCAAAGCAGATTTGGAAGTTCGCAGTGTCGCAGATGCCAAAAGGCATGTTAACAACCTTGGATGGTCCGCTGTTATCACAGTGGGCGACAACCTTAGACCACTACAACCGCATAAACGCTCAGATTGAACAGAGTGATTTGTGTATTTACGATGAAGCCGGAAATCCGGAACCGACCAAACTGCTGAACATGTCGCTGAAGCTTGTACAGACGTTGCGACAGCTTGAGCAAGAGCTTGGATTCACTCCGGTCAGCAGATCACGTGTTCAAACTGTAGGTAAGAAAGAAGAGAGCACAAACGGATTTCTTGATTTATGAGTAAGTACATAGATTTAGCGAATCAGTACATTGAAGACGTTCTCAAGGGCCGTGTTGACGCTTGCAAATGGGTAAAATTAGCCTGTAAACGACACAAAAAAGACCTTAAAAACAGCTCTAAAAGGGATTATCCCTATAAATTTGACATTCAAAAAGCTGAAAAACCATGTAAATTCATAGAGTTATTAAAGCACGTCAAAGGACCAAAGGCCGGAGAAAACATCGTACTAGAGCCGTGGGAATGCTTTATTTTGTGCTGCATCTTCGGATGGGTGAAGAAAAGTAACGGTTTTAGACGTTTCAAGGTTGCTTATATAGAGGTTCCGAGAGGCAATGGTAAATCACTGCTCTGCTCCGGAATTGCTCTTTATATGCTATGTGCTGACGGTGAGGCCGGTGCTGACGTTTACAGCTTTGCAACAACAAGAGACCAGGCACGCATTGTATTCAATGACGCTCAGGCGATGGCACGAGGCAATAAAGATCTAAGAGACGCTTTCCATCTCCAGGTATTGAATAATTCCATGCTGATAATCGGTACCAATTCCAAATTTATGCCGAAGTCAGCAGATGCAAGTACCAACGATGGACTCAATACCCACTGTGCCATTGTGGATGAACTTCACGCACATAAGACCCGTGACCTGTATGACGTTGTTTATACATCAATCGGTAAACGCAATCAGCCGCTACTGTTCGCTATAACTACTGCCGGTTTCGAGCTTGACGGTATCTGCATGGAAAAGCGCAGACTGATTATCAAAATTCTCCTGGGAGAGATTGAGATTGATGAAATGTTCGGTGTGATCTACACAATCGACGACACTGACAATTGGCAGAAGGACGGAGAAAAAGCACTCAAGAAAGCAAATCCTAATTGGGGTGTCAGTGTTGAGCCTTCCACAATTTTGAGTCTGTACAAAGAAGCATTAATCAATCCGCAGGCAGAGAATAACTTTTTGACTAAACATCTGAATGTATGGTGCAACTCAAATCAGTCATTCTTTCAGATGGTTAAATGGCGCAAGTGTTACAGACCGGATTTAGAGCTTGCAGATTTTCAAAACTGCCCTTGTATTTACGGGTTAGACCTTGCAACCAAGACTGATATGGTGGCTCTGATCAGACTGTTCTGGAGGAGCGAAAAGAACAGCAAAGGTGAAGAGCAGATCCACTACTACGTATTTCCGGAGTTCTTTCTGCCGGAGGCTACAATCCACACTTCTCGCAACTCGCAATATGAAGGTTGGGAAAAACAAGGCTTGATTCATGCGACTGAGGGCGAAGTCGTAAACATGGTTGATATCGAGCAGTACATCATTCACGACACACAGCAATATGATGTTCTGGCATTCGCTTACGATCCGTGGCAGGCAACACAGCTTGCACAGAATCTGATGAATGAAGGTCTGCCGATGGTTGAAATCAGAATGACAACCTACAACTTAAGTGAGCCGATGAAACAGGTACAGTCGCTTGTTTATCAAAAAAGACTGCACACAGACGGAAATCCGATCCTGGAATGGCACGCAAGCAACGTAATTGCACATACTGATGCCAATGACAATATCTTTCCTCGAAAGGAACAGAACGCAAACAAAATTGACGGCATTGTAGCCTTAATCATGGCTATGAATCAGGCTATTTTTCTGAACGTTGAGGAAAACTATTCAGGTGCCGCATCAGATATTGATATCACAGATTTAGTAATTTAGAGAGAGAAACTAGAATGTTCAATTTTTTCAAAGGATTGCTCGGATATTACAAGGGTTATCAGAGGACCACACCGCAGATAGCAATAACCAAGAAGACAACCGTGCCGTTGGTTGATAACGTCATGCAGATCCCTGGTGTATGGTGCTGTGTAAACAAAATTGTAAATACGATGGCAGCTCTGCCATGTGATGTGCTGAAGGTAGATCAGAATGGCAGAGTTACACCGGATAGAGACAGTCATTTATCCTTTCTGCTGCAGGAGCGCCCGAACGCTTTAATGACTCCGTTCGAGTTTTTCCGCACTATGACGCTGTATTATCTGATTTATGGTAATGCCTTCGCACGAATTGAGAGGGCCAAAGGTGCTAACTACGTGGCAGCACTCTACCCTCTCAACCCGACACAGATGAAGGTCAAGGTAGAGAACAATCAAATAATCTACCAATACTACAATATTGACGACCGCATAGAGGAAATCCCATCCAAAAACATTCTGCATTGGAAAAATCTTGGTAACGGAATAACCGGTCTGTCATTAACAGACTTTGCAAAGGCCACGCTGACGGAAGCTATCAGTGCTCAGAATGCCGCTGTAGACATGTTTGAGAATAAAGGCAAACAGAACGGTATTCTGACAACGGATTCAATCGTTAACAGCAAGCAGAAGGAAGAAATTGCCAAGGCTTTTAATAACATCAGAAACGGTGAAGGCATCGGAGTAATACCTGCTTCCATGAAATTTCAATCATTCAATCTGTCACCGGCAGATACACAACTGTTGGAGACAAGAGAATTCATTGTTAAAGAGTTCTGTAGATGGTTTTCAATTCCGTATCAGCTTGTTCAGGGTGATAACGGTACCGACTTTGACGGCATGAACGCATATTTTTACAAAAACACCATTTTGCCGATGTGTACCAATCTGGAACAGCTGATGTTATCCAAGGTTGCTATGGATGAAAAGAAAGACCATATCATCAGATTCAGATTAGCCTTCCTGAATCGTGCAAACGATCAGCAGAGGGCAGATATCAACGCTAAATACGTGCAGAACGGTATCAAGACAAGAAATGAAGTGAGACGAGAGGAAGGTTGGGAAGACATTGAAGGAGCGGATGAGTTAACAGCACAGACAAACTTAATGCCGGTGTCACAGCTTGGAACACAGAGCGGCAATCAGTCACAGACTCCGTTAAGTACAAGTCCAATCGCACAATAATCAAGGAGAATTGCAGATGAAGAAACTTAAATTAACAGCCGGTTCATTCACAATCAATGAAGACGGTATTATTCAAGGGTATGCATCCGTATTTGACGGTGTAGACTGTTATAACGACTCTATTGAACGCACTGCGTATGATTACGTTGTCAAGGCAATTACTGACGGCAAACTGCCAATGCCTAAGATGTTCTTTAATCATGCTCAGTGGTGCGTTCCAATCGGTAATTGGCTTGAATTGACTGTAGATAATCACGGTCTTCACGTTAAAGGACAGATCAACAGAGCAATTTCCCAGGGAGAGGAAGTCTACCAGGCGCTCAAATTCGGCTCAATTGACGGTCTTTCCGTGTGCATCATGATGGAAGAGGAAGATATTGAGGTTGATGAACAGAAGATTAATCACATTAAAAACGTGCGTGATTTAACAGAAATTTCAATTTGTACCTTTCCGGCAGATAAAAACGCGACAATTTATGATGTAAAATCGGAACTATCGGGTTATAATTCAATCAAAGATGTAGAGAGATTACTGCGTGATGTGGGTAATTTTTCAAAATCAGATTCAGTGGCAATAATCGGTGCCATTAAATCTTTCACCAAGAACCAAATTCAGAGTGATTCTGAAGTTTCAAAGAGTGAACTTAATACGATTAACGAAAAGATTAAGACAACTTTTAAACTTTAGGAGAACTCATTATGTCAGAAGAATTAAAATCAGTTTTAGACAACCTGGACAAAGTTGGTCAGAAGTTAGATCAGGTATCAAACGACAACACCGCTTCAATCAATGCTATCAAGTCTGAAATTAAATCCCTGGGTGACAAACAGCTTGAGCTGTCTAAGGAATTAGCGGCTATGCAGCAGACCGCATCACAGCAGATTGAATCTCAGAAGAGTGCAGAAACTTCATCTATCGGTGATAAGTTCACTGCAACCAAGTCTTTCCAGAATCTTGCTCAGGATGTTCGCTCTGTTCGCGGCGCAAGAGAGATTATCTCAACCAAGACCGGACCTACACCAACTACTACAACTGTTGCTGTTGGTGACTCTATCACCCGCAACACTGTAGCGGCTCCGTATCTTGTAGGCGGTATTGTTTCAGCTCCGGAACAGCCTTTACTGATTGAAGGTTTGATCCCGCACGTTCCTGTATCAAGCGGTGCAATCAACTATGTTGAAAACAAGACCTTTACCAATGGCGCTGCAGGAGTTGCAGAAGGCTCCGCAAAACCGGAAACAACCTTCGCATTCGCTCTGAAGACCGCAACTGTGGCAACTTTGGCACATTGGACCAAGATTACAGAACAGCTGGCAGCAGATGCACCGGCAGTTTCTGCATTCATCAATGCCAAGATGTTATATGGTCTGCAGTACAAGGTAGATCGTGAACTCGTTGTTGGTCAG